CAACGTTGCGCAACGCCCGTAATGAAGTAGGTGCCGTCAGCGTTGATCGGCGTCTTTATCGAGAACACCTTGACGACGTTAGTATCGGGCTGGCCCGCAGAATTGGTGCAGATGATCGTCACCGTCGCCAATTGCGCGGAGGCGCTCAACGCCGATAGCATGAAAAGAAGGAGTCTCACACCTGTTCTTTCAACTCGAAGTCTGCCGTCAGATAATTGTTGCGCGGCAAGCGCACCGCTTTCCAGCGCGTGCCGTCCTCGATCTGCACCGTCGTCTGCGACTCGATGTTAGGCACGTTTGGCAACCTGAATCTCACAACGCGCTTGCCGCGCGGGTCCAGACCTAAACCAGTTTCAAGATCAAAGTCCGACTCGATCTCGACTATTCCAATGAATGTCTTTCCGGCGTCAGGCCCGCCAAGGATCTTGATGCTCTCGCCGTGAATAGCTTCACTGGAAAGAGCACCACATGAAAGCGCCTGGTCGGAAATGGACATTATTGCGGCAATGGCGCGCCGTTCAGGAACAGGTTCGTGACGTTTCCGGGGCCGGGGTTTTCAATCTGCTGGAGTGCGTACCACGGGTAATACGCAGTTAAGTTCGTGACTGATTGTGTCAATGCAGCCGCAGCGGCATTCGTCGTCACGGCAAAAAAGAATGCATTCGAGTGCCAGTGCGATCCGTCAGAGGAACCCGCAAACCTGAACGTAACGGCCGCACCGTTGCTGGCAGACATGGTGAACTGCGTTTGCAGTCCGACGGTGCGCCACGGCACGAGGTTGTTAGCTTGCGGCATCGGAATTGCCGGCCACAGGTTCGTGTTGTCGCCGGGATTATTCCCGGTCGGCATCAAGTAGAAATTCGTCGCGGCGGTTTTAACGACACACACAACGTTAGTGTTCGTGCCGTAAGTCTGCGTGCTGGCGGATCCGTCAATGTATTGTCCGGTGACGGCGATATACGAGGCGGCAGTAAGCGTAAGCGCCGCTACCGCGAACAATGCGCTGAGTATTAATCTTTTCATGCTGTCTTTTTGTCTTTCGGTTGATGGTTGTTGGCTGGCTTGCCCGACTCGGGCAAAATTATTTACTTGGGTTTTGCGTCTGCGAACCTGGTGCGGATCGCGTCGTTCTCTTTCGAGATTTCCGCAACCTGCTTGTCGTGCGCCTCGCGCTCGCGTTTGGCGGCATCGTCCTCAAGCCGTTTCTGGCGCGCCCTGGCATCTTCATTCGATTTGGCCAGGTCTTTCTCCGTCTGCGCGGCGACCTTTTTGGCGGCATCTTCTTCCGCCTTGGTGATCAGTTTCAGATCGGCAAATTTGTTGTCCATCCGACCGACGGCGACGATCTCGATGTCCTCGTTGACAAGACCTTTCTCGAATATCTCGCGCCGTTTGGCGACGTGATCTCCGAAAGGTTGATCGGGACTGACGAGTAAAACCCAGCCGCCAGCCGGCACCTTTACGGTGATTTCCTTTCGGACTTTTACGATTGTTAAAGGTTGATGCATGATTTTGTATTGGTTTTGTTTCTCCGGTCTCGGCTCGGCTCAGCCCCACAACAAAAAGGCTGAGCCGAGGTGGAGGCAGGAGGGGGTTTGACTAAGTTCCGATGCTGGTAAGGCGTTTCAGGGCCGCAAGTTCGCCAGTGTTCGAGCCGTAGGTGCACTCGATGATCTCGTTGTCGGCGTTCGCTTTCACGTCACCAAAGAACTGGTAGGTGAAGCTAAGTCCGGTCTGGTCGTCCGTGACCTGCTCGTAACCGACAAGCAGTTTCATCACACCGGGAGGCGGCATGATCGGTGCCGTCGCAATGAGGATGCTGGACGGGTAGGCGATAAACCCGGCGAGGTTCGGATCGGCCCCGTTCGTGAGCGTGCCGTCACCGCCGCGAATGAAGTTCGCCACGGGGATCAGCGCGTCATAGGTGATGTCCTTAAACCCGTACAGTTTGCCTACGATGCCTTGCCGTAAGGTCTCGTCACTGCCAGCTTCGAGAAAGCGGCTCAGGTTCGGGTCACCGGCCAGTGCCGTGTAATAGTCCGGTGCCAGGAGGCCGTAACGCATACCCATCGGCCAGAACGCCTTGATCGCGGCGTTCAACAAGTACTGCGTGACAACGGTGTGATCAAACCCGCCAGCGAGGCCGGTCCAGATTGCCGAGCCGAAATTGGCCTTGCTGACATTGGTGCCGATAATGTCGGCGCGCACGTCAATGGCGAGCTGTTCACCGGCCATGACGGTCAACTGCGCGATGTTCAACCAGGGTTGCCGCCTGACTTCATACGCGGTGAATTGCAGCGGCTTGTATTTGCGGCCAGATCCCGACGTAGCCACGCCGTCACCTTTGCCGCCGACAGTGATCGACTTCGAGTTGGTGACCGCGTTCGGGGTGGTGACATAGCCATTCGAGTAAAGGAACTCGGTTGACGCCGTGGTATCCAGGGGATAGTACGGCACGTTAATGACGTTCGTTCCCTCAAGCGGCACGTTCTGGTAGATGTGAGAGAAGAAGTCCAGAGACGCGAACTCGCGCCGGAACGCGCGCATGATCTCGGACATGATGACCTGACGCAACAGACCGCTGTCCATGGTGTTGGCGTTGCGCGGCGACCGCGGCGACATCGAGCGCGGCTGCGAGGACCACGCATCCCACATCTGGCGCAGCGGTCCGACCAATTCGCCGCTGGGACAGTTCTTCGTCTTCTCGATCTTCTTCAGACGATTGACGAGCGCCATCTTTTGCTGCGAGTTCTCACCGATCAGCATCCGGTCGTGCAGGTCCGGCGTCGAACGGTTGCGCACATAATAGTCCTGCACCTCGTTCAGCTTGGTCATTGCCTGGTTCAGATCCTCGATGCTGCTGGCTTCGCCAACTTCGGCGCTGACCGGCGCGACTCCGGGCTGAGCAAATTCCATCGCCTCAAGCCGGTTAAGGAACTTGTCAGTGTCGGTGGCTTTCAGGGCGTCCTCAATCCACTCATTCAGTTGAGCGGCCGGCAACCCGTTCTCGATGCAGGCCTTGACGCGGTTGGTAACGTGCTGGCGCTGGGCCTTCTTGTTTTCCTCGATCAACTTGTTGGCGGCAGCCTCGGCGCGCTTGGCGGCAGCCTCAAGGCGACTGATGCGGTTGTTGCAATCGGCGTTCGGATTTGATCCGTCCTTCATTTGGTCGCCCCCGTCGTCGTCATTGTGTTCCGTGGGATGCTTGTCTCCGTCGCCGTCAACGTCGGTGTCGTCATCGTCGTTCTTCTTGTTCTTCGGCGCGCTCGACAGGACGAGTTCCAAAATCTCGTCGTCGGTTGCCTTATCCTCGAATTTCACGCCCCATTTGTTCAGCAGGGCGGTCATGTTTTTTCTATTCATGGTGTCGTCTTGTGGTTGGTGGTTTCCCGCGCCCTGCGAGGGAGCGGATTTAATTGAGTTCAGAACCGCCAATTTCGATTTCATGGCGGTCAATTGTTTATCGCTGAAATTTTGGATGGCCTGGTCGTCGGTCAGCCGATCAATAAATCCCATGCCGTGCGCTTCCTCGGCTGTCATCAGCGTCTCAGCGTTCATCAGGTCGCGGCACTCAGCCGAACTCATCCCGGTTTTGCGCGCGTAGATGTCCGCGATCTGATCGGAAGTCTTGTCGAGGTCGGCGGCGTTCTTGCGCAGGTCGTCGGCATAGCCTGACACCAGCGCCCAGGCCGGATGAATGAACATTTGCGCGTGGCGCGGAGCGCGGATCTCGTCCACGCCCATAGGAATCCACGAGGCAACAGAAGCCGCCATGCCGTCAATTGAAGCCGTCTTGCGCGCCGGCCATTCGTCCAGCAACGTCTTGATCGCGAGACCGTCCCACACGTTGCCGCCCGCGGAGTTGATGCGCAGATCAATCGGTTTGGATCGCGGAATGTCCTTGAGCGCGTCGGCAAAGTCCTGAGCACTAAAGCCACCAGTCCAGGGATCTTCGCCTATGTCCTCGTAAATCTGGATCGTTGCCGGTTCTTCGTCAGCGGCATTAAACGTCACGGTGATCTTGCCGCCGCCGTTCTTGAACGGTGTAACCTTGTTGACGATTTTCTTTCGTTTCGGCATCAAGCCTCCGCGTGTTCAGGTTCGGGTTTTGGTTCTCCCCCTTTACCGTCGAGCGGTATCTGCCCAGCCAATAACGCGGGTAAGGTGACTTCAACATTTAGCTGTTTGAGCTTCCGCTGTTGCCTGGACAGTTTCCGCGCGACGGTATTAAAGGAGAGACCTTGCGGACCAAGAAGCAGATCGTAATCGCTGGCGCCGGCAGCGAGCATCATTATATCAGCCTGCGTGTTGCGCCCAACGTCAACGTTGCACGCTTGCGGCGGTTGAATGTGAATGCAGTTGCGCCAATTGTCGGGCGGGTCGGCAACGCGCGGATCGTTCTTGATCGCCCATTCCATGAAATAGATCACGGCATCGCGCACCGTGTGTTTCCATTTCTGAAACTCGCCCTTGTAATTCGCGTCAGCGGCGTCCAGCTCAGCGCGCACCTCTGTGCCCTGCGCCTTGGCAGACGCAGCGCTAATTTTGCCGAAGACCAGGCAGCGCGGCGAATGGCACCCGGCGCAAACTGAATTAACAAGGAACTCCCACAACTGAAGCGTGGCTTCCGCTGGCCGGTTCGGCGCGAGCATCTGCGCATCCTCACCTTGCTTGAAAGCGCGTGTGTTACCGCCGTAAGTCTTGCGATACATTTCGACGACGCTCTGGAGTTTCTGCGCGTCGGTCTGTGACGTTGGCTGGTTCTGGTTGCGCGCGACGGCGACTGCTTGCAGCTTGGGATCAATCGGATTGAATTGGCCGGCAGCGTTCTTCACCAGAACGGCCCAGTCGGATTGACTGTCCTGCGCTTTCAATTCCATGCGTAACAGTTCCTCGAGCCGGCCAAGCTCATTTTCGATGGCGTAAAAGTCGGACAGGCCGCGGAATTGATTGACCCTGTGCGGCGAGAAAATGTGAAGCACGGAGTCAATCGGGATCATCGTCCATGCTGCCTCGGTCTCGACGGCGCCAAACCCTTCGCGTATCCAGTAGCCCGTCTTGGACAACATGTCTCGACCGTTATTCTTGACGGTCGTAAACTCGACGCCATCCATCACGCTGCGGCCTTCGTCCTGCCAACGCATCCAGGGTGTCTCGACGCGGTGACCTTCAACCATCTGTAGGCAAGGCTTATTGACGTTCAGCGTTTGGTTGTCGATCTGGAGCTTGCCGCGTTTCCGCGTCTTGATGAGAAAAACGTCCCCGTCAACTTTCTGGCAGCGATATCCGACCTTCAGCAATGTCTCCATGCTTTCACTGTTCCAGCCGCAGTCACGAAACCATTCCTTGACGACTTGCTCGGCGGCCTCGTACCACGGATCGCCTTTTTCGTCGGTGTCGGCGTCGTCCTCGACGGAATAGAACGCGACGTGCAGACCGGCAGGACCGACGGTGTAACGTTCTCCAACGGACAGAATGCTTTCGAGCAGCGGCGAGTTCTGAGACCAATAACGCATCCGGCGCAGCATCTCGCGCCGCGTGATGTAGTTCTGATCCCACCGAGCGTCCTGCACCAGCGACGGCACATAGGCGCGATCACCGGCGAGCAACGGCCAGCCGGCTTCATACCAGTTCTTTGTCGCCTGATAGGCGCGACCGATCAGGCGCGACTGCGGCCAACGTTCGCGCACCGCCTTGACGGCGCCGAAAATGGCCATGGCTAGAAAACGGTTCATGGTCACATGCTGAACGGTGCGGCTGGCGCGAGCGTCGGCGGCAGCAGGAGATCGGTTACGTCGGCTTCGTATTCCGTAACGGCCTGAATTGACAGCATCATGCGCGCATAGATCACCGGGTCTTGATCGTTGGCGGGTGCCTGCGGGTCTGACGCGGAAATTTCGGAGTCAACCTCGGACTTGCACTTGTCGAACAGATTGACGAGTCGCCTCCACGCTTGCTGAAGCTGCAACGTGGTTAGCGCGTATGTGCCCGCGGCGTACGCCTGGCTGGCCGAATTTTTGGAGACTGAAGAAAGCGATCCGCCAGAGAGAAGGTTGAGCGCGGATTGCTCGAAAGTTACAAGCTGATCGCGCAGCGTGTTAGCCGCCGCAGGTGCGGCTAGCCACGCTTTGTCCAGGAGACCTTGTAATGTCTCGGCACTAATGTCCACGCGCTAACACGTTGACGTGTCGCGCGAGAGAATGACCAACGGCAGTTGTAGCCAATGCACGTCAATGCACGTCAATGCACGTCAATGCGCGCCCCGAGCATAACAAAAAAGTATACTAAAACATGAAAATAAGTATTGCGTTTCAAGTGGGGTGCGGCTATCGTGTGGGCATGATGAATATGGATGACCGCGGAGTTTACGGGCCAGATGATGTTAGCTGGGCTGTGCAAGAAGCCAGGGACAATGCTTCCGATGATCTTTATCGGAAGCACAAGGAAAAAATTGACGCCCAGGATCGCCTGGCAATCAAGCGTGATCTACTGGCTCGACATGAACAAGACGGAATTATCTATCAGGACTCCGATAACCAGCTTTACATCGGCTTTGAGCGAAACGGGAATGTCTATACATTTGCTTTCGTCAACATTGCTGCCGGGTTCATTCATTTCACCCCGCTGGCGAAAGCCGTTCGCGCGATGGTGCGATGGGCGCCGATTTCGCAAATTAAACCGTCCACCTTTAAGATGGTGGCACCGAAAGGCTGTATATGATCAAACTCAAACACGGTGGCCGCATGACTACCGAACTGAAACGTTACCAC